TTGCGTATGCTGTTGGACTAACTGGTAAACCTACAGCAACAGAAGCAAGCGACGAATTTATAGAGAAATACAAGCCTGTAATAGAGTCAAAACTAGGTCAATACCCACACGATAAAATGAAACTAGAGAGCGGAACCAAAAAACAAAAAGCTAGATTAATTAAAGTTTCTTGTGTTGGTTGCGATAATAGTTACAGACAGACTCAAAAATATATAGATTTGTCAATTGATAAAAATTATCAAGTTTATGACAGAGAATTTGTTAGTATTTGTCCTATCTGTGATAATGATATGATATAATACTTGACATATCGAAGGCTCTCATATAGAGTCTTCTATTATGTTAATTAGAAAGGAGTAATATTATGAGTTACGACGTACATTTTTTTGATAAAAACAATGAACCAATCGAGCCTATTGTAGATGGAAAGATTGGAGATCAGGTATACAATTTAAACTATACGTCTAATATGCGTAGATTCTTTTGTTTTGGTTTTAAAAGTAATGATGGTTTACACTGTTTAAACGGTCTATCAGGCATAGAAGTTATAATCAAAACAGAGTTATTCTTAAAAGGTATTCATGATTTTATTAATGATGATTACGATTCTAAACCAGGCTTTGAAACTACCAAAGCACTAGAGGAAGCCTTTAACGCTAAAAATGGGCATGGAGACATTCACACAGCTACGACGTTCATAGAAGAGATTCAAGAAGTAGCGAAACATAACCCTAATTCAACTTGCTTTGTTAGTTGTTAGGGTGTAGTATCAAATTAATTAAGAAAGGTATAGTATGAAAGTAAAAACGTATGATTATGGAGAGGTAGAAATAGAAATTAGAGATGTAATCAATAAGCAATATCTAGGTAAGCCACATAGAAACGTGATTATATTTGATAATGTTGAAAAGAAGAGATGGAGTTACTATCTACTCAACCCTAAGGATAATGGCGGTGATTTAATCGTCTATGACTCAATAGGTCAAGAAAATGATTCTCAAGATATCCACAAAAAAGCTGGTCAAATATACGATTCATTGATGGAGAAACTGGAGATTATTTCAGATATTGATGATTATTTAGAGGACATAGCTAATTTTGAAGAGCCGTATATTATACCCTTAAACAGTTATGATAATATATCTATCGCTTACGAATCAGGGGAGCTTGATCAATTATTACTAGATCGAGGGGTTAAGATCATCAATGATGATGGATATGGTAATTTTGAGATTGCTTTGATTGGTGATAGTTTGATAGAGTTGGACACATATACAAAATATTTATTAACAGGTTTTCATTTCTAAAGGAGAAAATAAAATGAAATTGCAATCTATCGGAAGCAACATGACAGAATTAAACATTAATGGAATATCTATACTATTTAGTTATTCTACGCCTGTAGCGGGTTGGGATGATAGCGGAGCATTTAAGACTAGTAAGCATTACTCAACTACTACTACAAAGCATATCAATAAGTATCTAGGCGCTAAAGATATTGGTAGAAAAGTTGATCAAGATTATATTAACTCAATTGTAAGGGGGAAATAATAATGAAAGTTTTAATTGCTTGTGAAATGTCAGGTATTATCCGAGAAGCATTCAAGGCACGAGGTCACGACGCTTGGAGTTGTGACCTCATGGATACAGAAATTCAAGGGCAACATATCAAGGATGATGTATTAAAACATCTTAATAAAGGATGGGATTTAATGATTGCTCACCCTGTTTGTACGTTTTTGTGTCGTAATAGGGCAAAGCTTAACAAGGAACAAAACATTAAGCCAGATACGTCATTATTCATGGCGTTACTAAATGCAGATATTCCTAAAATATGCGTAGAAAATCCAGTTCCGTCTAAATTGGCACAATTGCCAAAGTATGACCAGATTATACAACCGTATCAGCATGGACATGATCATAGTAAAAAAACGTGTCTATGGTTAAAAAACTTACCGAAGTTAGAAGCTACTAATGTAGTAGAATTAACTTATATAACTACAAAAAATGGTCATAAGTATACAAAAGGGTGGTATAATACACCGCGTAATTCAATCGCCAGAAGCAGAACATTTAAAGGTATTGCTGAAGCTATGGCGCAACAATGGGGTTAAAGGAAAAATAATAATGAATACACTATTAAATTTTATGTTATATTTATTTATGCTGTTTTGTATTTTGTTTACTGGTGTTATATTTTAATTGAAAGGGAAACAATGAAAGATAAAATAAAAGTAGTTTTAGATGTTACCAGCTTGTTTGTAGCGTTCGCGGTTGTGATGTTTACTGCTGGCACAATGTTTATAGGAATTGCTGATTTTACGTTAAAAGACGTAATCATCGCTTGTGCTATAATATTCGGAATAGGCTGTTTAAACGTCTGGTTAATTATTCAGCATATTATTGAGTTCGTCAAATTAAAAACTAAGGAGAATAAACGATGAAATGCTTATCATGTGATTGTATTTTGGACAACCAAGAGGATAGTATAATAGGTAGTAACACTAATGAGCGTGTACAACTTTGCGTTAACTGTTTACCGTTGCCTGAATTAGATGATGATTTCGGGTACTCAAGCGGGTCAGAGGTGTTGGATATAAACGACAATATACGCTTGAGTGATACTTAAGTATTATTTACATTTACTCCAAAATATGTTATTACTATGTAATATATTATTATGTATTATTATAATTATTATTATGATCATTATTACTATGTATTACTTTATATTATATAGTCTCAATTGATGAGGAATTTATGAAAACTAAAAGTAAATTTATTCGTAATCTTTCTTGTTCTCAGATCGTGAACTGCTCAGATTCTGGAAGTAGTAACGTGGGAGAGTATGAAAAAGAAGATGGTAGTAGCTATTTCTTTTGTTATAAGTGTAATAAACCATTAAAGAGTGATAAGAAGCCCGTAGAAGCTCGTGAGGGCGTTTCTACCGCGGAAGTGTTATCTATACACCCAAAAGCACAGAAAGACGCTAGTGAGCCTGTATTTAAGTCTCAGGGCATATTGGATAGAAACATAAAACAAAATACACTAGAGAAATATGGTGTTAAAATTACCCAAAATGGGGAGCATTACTACCCTTACGGGAAAGATGTTTTCAAAATACGAGGTAAAAATAAGAACTTTAGATGGTCTGGTGTTAGCGATAAAAAGCCTTTGTTTGGCATGGATGTTTATCCATCAGGTTGTGCAAAGATCATTACAGTTGTTGAGGGGGAATTAGATTCATTAGCAGCAAGTCAGATGCTAAGTGCTGATCTACGTTTTCCAGTTGTATCGGTTCGTGATGGCTGCGCTAGTGCTGTTAAGTCTTGCAAAGATGCCTATGAGTATTTATCATCCTTTAGCCAGATTGTGTTTTGTTTTGATAATGATGATGTAGGACAGAAGGCACAACTTGAGTGTGCAGAACTATTCCCTAACAAAGCTAAAATGATGAAGATGCGTAAGGGTTACAAGGATGCTTGTGACTATTCTACAGACTCAGCGTTTAAACACTTTACTGAGGACTGGTGGGCTTCACAAGTTTATATGCCAGACGGAATAGTTAAGGGTAAAGACTTAAAATCATTGGTATTAGAGCCACTTCAAAAGTCTATAGCTATCTATCCTTATGGTGGCTTAAATGATTTAACTGGTGGTATTCGTTCTAGTGAATTAGTCTGTATTACAGCTGGTTCTGGATTGGGAAAGAGTCAGTTTTTACGAGAGATTGTATACAAGTTATTAAAGGCCACAGAAGAGAACATTGGTTTGATGTTTTTAGAAGAGTCTGTAAAGCGCACAGCATTATCAATTATGAGTCTGGACGCTATGAAGCCATTACATCTCAACGAAACGGAAGCAACACAAGAAGAAAAACAAGTTGCTTTTGATGCTACCTTGGGAACTGGCAGATTGTTTTTGTTTGACTCTTTTGGCTCTACAAGCGTTGATAACATTATTAATCGTGTACGTTATATGGCAAAGGCACTAGACTGTAAATTTATCTTCCTTGATCACATAAGTATAGTAGTCTCAGATCAGCAACAAGGGGATGAACGTAGGGCATTAGATGAAATAACCACAAAGTTAAGGATGTTATGCCAGGAGTGTGATATCACTTTATTTGCAGTCTCACATTTGCGTAGACCTCCAGGCACAGGGCATGAAGAAGGAGCAGTAACAAGCCTATCCCAGCTTAGAGGCTCTGGTGCAATAGGTCAACTTAGTGATATGGTGTTTGGTTTGGAAAGGCACAGTCAGGCTGATGATGTAACAGAAAGACACACTACCAGAGTCAGAGTCATAAAAAATAGATATTCAGGCTTGACAGGTAAGGCTTGTGCATTGTATTATGATCGTAGCACTGGTCGTATGAATGAAGTATTTGAAGAAGATTTAGAGGAGCCTAAGTGATGGATGATTATGAAGAGGTTGATTTAGATGATTATGAACAACATGAAGAAAGTCTAAGAGAAATAGAAAGGAGCGTTTAAACGATGAGCCACGAAGTCAATGAACAGTTAATCGAGAAAGTTTACCATGAGACACTTGAGATGAGTGTAGACGCTTTTGCAGACGAGTTAATGAAACTTGGTTATACCTATGTTTTGAATGACTTAATTAAAAAGGTAGCTGCAAACAAGTATGAAAATTTACCAGAAGGAGATCATAACAATGGATGACTTTCAAATTAAACTAGAACTATCAAAACTAGAAAATCAAATTCAGGAGTTGGAAAACAAACAAAACGGAGTAAAATTTAATGTTGCTATTTTACAACAATCAATGGATAAATTACAACAATCTCTTGAAAAACTCCTTAAAACTCTTGCCAAAAACCTCGACTTGTGGTATGCTAGTACCAATACTAACACAGAAAAGGACGAAGATGAGCAAACCGATAAGTCTAAGTGTCACTGAAAATAATAATGGTGTTAAGACTTTTCATGTATTATTCGACGATGGCACAATAAAATCACGCCTGGAGGGGCATAATGATTGGACAACAGAGCAACCTTGTATTTCTGGACATAGAGACAACGATGGATCATCAAAAGATTCATCTGGTGGTAACAAGCGCAAACGGAATAATTAAGTGCCACAGAGATCCACAAAGTCTAAAAAGAGAGATACAGGGAAAAGTATTAGTAGCTCACAACGGGATAGGGTTCGATTACCCAGTTCTAAACAGGGTATGGAATCTAAGAATCAAGTTGCATCAGGTTTTAGACACTCTGGTGTTAAGCAGATTGCTGAACCCAATGAGGACAAAGCACTCTCTTGCGTCTTGGGGAGAGGATCTAGGCTTCCCTAAAACAGAGTTCAACCAGTTCGATCAATACTCAGAAGAAATGAGACAATATTGTATAAATGATGTGAAGGTATTAGAGAGAGTTTATAACCAACTTATGAAGGAGAAAGAAAATCATGGATTTAATTCAGAGTGTGTGGAACTCGAACATGAAGTTTGTGCAATTGTCAGCAAGCAAGTCAGCAGAGGCTTTAAGCTCAATGTCGAAGGCTGCGAAAGACTATGCAGAACTTTGTCAGGAAGAATGGAAGAAATATGTGCAGGATTACAAAAGTCCTTTCAGCCAATTGTTCACCAACGAGTCTCAGAAAAAACAGGAAAGCCGTTAAAGGATTATATTGAAGAATTTAATCCAGCATCAAGACAGCAGATATCTAAGAGGTTGCAAGCAGTTGGATGGAAGCCAAAGAAGTTTACAGAGAAAGGTTCAGTCATTGTCGATGAATCGGTTTTACGAGGAGTTGATATTCCAGAAGCAAAACTCATCTGTGAATATTTACTCTTACAGAAAAGGCTCTCTCAAGTTACCTCTTGGATTGAAGCTGTATCAAACCAACACAGGGTTCATGGTAAGGTCATTACCAATGGAGCAGTAACAGGAAGAATGACACACCACAGTCCTAATCTAGCACAAATACCATCAGTAAACGCAGAATATGGCTCAGAATGTCGCGAGCAATGGGTTGTTGACCCTAGCTACAAGCTGGTAGGTATTGATGCTAGTGGCCTAGAGCTAAGAATGTTAGCTCACTATATGAATGATGAAGAATACACAAGGGAGGTAGTTGATGGAGACATACACACTAAGAACCAATTAGCAGCAGGACTCGATACAAGAGCCAAAGCAAAGACTTTTATTTATGCTTTCTTATATGGTGCAGGTGCTAAGAAGATAGGTAGTATCACAGGCACAAATGGTGCATCTATTATAAAGAAGTTTATGAAGAACGTACCAGCCCTTGCAGAACTGAAAGAGAAGATAACTGTGAACTTAGAAAAGAGGGGAACACTACCAGGCTTGGATGGTAGACGATTATTTATTCGTTCAGAACACGCAGCACTAAATACTTTATTGCAAGGTGCTGGTGCTATTGTGATGAAGAAGGCTTTGGTGATATTTGATAAGTACATAAAGCTACATGAATTAGATGCACACTTTGTAGCTAATGTACATGATGAATGGCAACTAGAAGTTAAGG